ATGCAATTTCTTTTCCATTCCATCCTTGTCCTTCTTATACATCTGTTCGATCATACTGTGTGTGTCTCCACTCAGACTCATAAGATTGGATATATCGTTTCTCTTCTCCCATTCATCTTGTAATGGAATGATATGATGTACTGTATCTGCTAACACTACTATGCCCTCTGTCATATATAGATAGACATCCAGTCCTTCATCTGCTTCCAGTGCTGCTGATCTTGCATGTTCCCACGCACTGCTGTTGTAGAATGCTCTGCTCTTTCTGTCTCTACCATATCTGTCATATTCTTTATGGCGCTGCTTGACACATTCACATCTGCTTCCTGCTGGAAGCCTTACTCCGCAACGGGAACATCTCTTGTAGATTGGCATGGTTTACTCCTTCTAAAATATAAAAATACCACCAGTCATTACAACCGATGGTAACTATATTATTAGTTGCTATATTTTTATGGACCATGCAGGGATCGAACCTACGACATTTCGCTTATGAGGCGAATGTTCTACCACTGAACTAATGGTCCGGGGCTTTGGGATAAGAAAAGCACCCCGGAGGGTGCTCTTTACATAAATAATATATTCTTCTTTATATTTCCAATAAGCCTGTATGATTTACTAAAATATCAATGCATTCTTCTCGAGTTTTTTCTTTTGATAAATATTGTTCAAATAACCTTAATATTGTCATTGTTTCAACAATTAAACTACCATTCCTTTTTGCCAATTTTATTACCTCTTCATTTACTTTTTCTCTCTCAGTAATTGGCTTATTTCGTTGATGATTAATAATCAACAACGCTACTATATTTTGGTTTTCTTTCTCGTTATCATCTAAGTATTCTTGCACATGTACATCTAACTGTGACACATTCAGCTTCTTGACATTAGGCGTCACACCTTTAATTTCCCCTATAAATACTTTATCTTTTATTTTAAAGTTAAAGTCCTCCTTCTTTTTATCAATAAACCCAGATAAATTACATCCCAACATTTTCTCCAATATTTCAAATATAACTTCTACCAATTCGTCTCCGCTTGTATACAAAACAGATTTATACCTTTTATTTTGATTAATGACTTTCATGGCATTAGAAATATTTTCATTTGCTATCTCTATAGCCATATTATTCTTTTGAATAATTGTTAGTTGATCACTATCATCAAACATATTTAATCCCTCCATCCATTCAGGAGTTTCTGACTTTTCTTTAATTAAACCAATTTCTTTTAAAAAATCCATTATTTCAGCATAATTATTTATATTCAATGTAGAAAGTATAATTCCCTCAGTCATTACCGTCGTAGGTTTATTACTTTTTTCTGACTTCGTTAATACATCCTTAACCATTTCGTTGAAATGAAAAGCTGCCGATACCTTTTCGTTACCAACCATCGTTATTGTATTTTCATACATAATGTACATTCTTGCGAGAGGTTGGAATATATGTCCCAATACATCTTTGAAATTTGTCAATATATCTTTAAATTCTCGGTGTCCCCACGCACTTCTATCTGATTTCCACGCATCATATATAAAATTTTCATTTTGCGGCAGCAAAATAATTATATTTGCATGTTTACTGTTTTCAATCATTTTAGATAAACTATTTAAATCATCTATCGACTCAATTGTAACCGGTCTTTTTTCTAGCGTTTTCCACATTGTTTTATCTTGTAAACTTATTATATTTATCTCAAACGAATCCAAAGCCTCTGCGTCATGGATTTTATTCAGTTTAATCCCCTTTCCTTCTAATTCACTCTCATTCCCTTGAAAAGTCAACATCTGTATCATTTATCTTCTTCCTCCGTACATATAAATTTACTTCCATCATATCTCAAATTCTGACATCATACAACAGAAAAACACCCACACATCTCTGTGCAGGTGCCTCTTAGGTTTTATATACGGGAAGACGAGCCGCAGGAATTCAGCCTTTGGCTCAAGTGTTATTGTACATGAGAATCAGGGGAATGACGGGACACTTTCAAAAACCGATCAATTTTCTTGCCCACACCACTTCTGCTCATATGCACTTTCTTTGCGATATCCTCTAACCTCACGCTTTTACGTCCATCGATATAGTACTTTCTGAATATCCGGCGCGTAAGACTATCCGGTATCTCATCCACGAACTGCTCTACCTCTTCGCACTCTTTCTCCAGGCGTTTCTTTCTCTGTAGATCACGATCCTGAAGTCTTTCATACTTCTTCTGATCAAACCCAACAACACTCTGTGGCATCGGATACCCTGTACTGTAATCGAATACAACATCATTCCCGATCATCGTGTCGGATTTCCAGCGATTGTTCAGGACATAATCTAGTTCCAGAATCTCCATCTTGTTACTTCTGTATGCTTCCAGCCTTTCCTTCGTCATTGTCTCCAATGGTATCACTCCCTATCTTGTATTTTCTAGCTATATATCCAGTAACATCTCCATGCCATAACTGCTGCCCCTGTGCTTTGATCAGATTGCCTGCTTGGTATGCCGGACGATGAAAGTGCTTGCTGGCTTTCAGATCTGTGACCATATCGGTGAGTTCGCCGTAATGGTTCTGCATATTTGCCTTGACTTCTGCTGGGGACTTTCTTGTGTCTGTACTTCGTTTCAAGTGTTATCACTCTCCTTTTCCTATTTAGGGCATAAAAATACCAACCACCGAATATTGATGGTTGGTAAAAAATTTTTATTCTATTTTTCCTCCATATTTAAGGAGATCTCCATATAGAGCCGGGAATACTTCTTCCCATCTTCCATCTTCCATAAATTCTTTCGCAACGTACTCACAAAAATGATATTCTATAACTGGATTATGTTGTGATGCTGAAATAAATCCTCCAAAAACAGACTGAATATCACTTTCATACTGGGCTCTGGATACCTTGTTTCCCTCAGCAATAAGCTCTCTATACTTATCCATTACATCCATAATTCTTCGTTGCTCTTCTTTTGTTACATTGTACTCTTTAAATGTTTTTTCAATTTTTGCCATTTAAATAGACCTCCCGTACATTTGATACAGAAATTATACCATTCCAACCATCAATATTCAATTGTCAAGGTACTGTTGTTTTAGCTTTGTTTTACACAAAGCTTACTTGCTTGCTAGACATCTTCGCTAGTCTGTACTTCTCTTTTTTTACCTTCTCTCCAATCCAGTAGCTGACCGCATCCACAGCAATATGTTTTCAAATCGGTTTGTATTCCCTCTTGTACTCTACGACACTTCGGACAGTATGGCACTTCTCCGGTATAATAAATAGTTGCTTTGCGCACTTTTATCGAAATCTCCTTCCTCATGGTATCAATCGCCATCCTCTTCGCTTCGATATTCTCTTCGCTGTTAGATGTGTCCAGTCTTTCAATGATTCTGATTGCATCTTCAATATTCAACTTTCTTTCTTCCTGCTATGTACTCTAAAGACACATTATATGTATCTGCATATTTGATTGCTTCTCCTAGCGTCAGCCCTTTCCTTCCTGTTTCAAGATCTCGCAGTCTTTCCTCCTTCATGTCTAGCTTGACTGCTGCCTCTTCTCTTGTCAGCCCTCTGATTTTTCTTAGATATTTCAGACGGTTTCCTATTGTTCCTACTGGTCGTAATATAACCATTGTAATCAATCCCTCCCTTCGTGTTCCATGCGCAAATGTCACAATCTTCAGGACATACATTTGCCTTTATTGCTCTTTTGCACATCTCCATTCTTGTTCTTATGTCTTCCTCGTAGTCCTTTATGATTCCGAGTTTCCTTAGAATCTTATAAAACAGTGACTTTTTTCTCACGTCTCTTTTTTCCTTCCGTCGTTCTTTCCATTTCCGCAGCCACTCAAGCTGTGCTTGATCCTCTTGCTCTTGTCTTGTCATTTTCCACCTCGCTTAATCTGTTCCATGCACATTCTCCTCTTCTAACAACTCAGGGTTGTCAAATACGTTGCCGACAACTTTCATCTCATTTAACTTGATGTACGTGTCCGTAAGTGGCATCGAATAACAGAACGGCTCGCATTTACTTAATTCATCCGTTGGAATCACTTCATAATGCCATCCAATTACACTGTCTATTACTTCTTCGCTTTCCACTTCTATGACGTTAAACTCTCCTAATACTGCTTTTACAAGATCTTTTGGATTGTCGTGACACATCAGGATATCGTTTTCCCATATTCTTTTGCCGTTCTTGTCATGCAATCCTGTATACTGGCAAATCGTATTTTCATCAACCAGAAATTCACCCTCAAGGCTTTTATCACAGATATAATTCTCGTCACCGAGATAGCCATGCACCCATATTCCATTGAGATGCTCATTACCTAGAATTGTATGAATATGTTTCGCTCTGAAAAGTATTTCTCTATTCATATTCTTCCGCAACCTCCCTTAACTACCGGAATATCCGAGAATACCACCGTAGCCCGCTCGTTTTCGGATGCCGCTACAACCACAATCTCTATGTCATCATATCCAAGCATGAATTCCGGAAGAATGTAAATTCCGTACTGCTCGACAGCTCCGTGATTATTTCTCATGTAGTCAGACACAAATTCTAACTTTTCATCCAACAGATTGTGCGCTTCTTCTTCATCGTACCGCTTTGTCAAGTGTGTGATTGCCTGCTCTATGCTCAAACTTCCTGTCCACCAGAAAAACGGCTTAATTTCTTCGATATACTCAAATTTGCTATCTGTTATAATCTCTTTCATCTGCTTCTCTCCTTCCACTTCGTCCACCTTACGCATTTTCTTGATATATTCACGGACTGTCTGAACCGTTGAAAGCACTCCGTCATAAAATGGATCAATTCTTTCATGTTCTGCAATTGTTGCTTTTGTTTCCTCTTCTGCCTGATCCAGCCAGTCAACCAAATCTTTCGCGTCTCTTTCTGTCATATCTTCTCCTTCTTTCCATTTCATCTCTTTCTTCGCAGTACATTAATCCCACGTACTGTCCATAGCTCATTCCTTCCTGTCTTGCTTTTGCATTTATCTCAGCTAATTCGCTTTTCCAAGCTGTTGATCTCTGTCTTTTTGGCACTTATCTGCTCCTTTCTCCTCCCTGCCGCATCCAGGGAGGAAGTCTTTGTTATCATGTTGCAGTATTGTGACATACTTTTATCTCCACGCCATTCAGCGGAGGTAACTATAAATAATTTTTCTTATATCTCTCCATCCACTCTTCTCTCGTATGTGTCTGCTCATATTCTGTCTGTGCTATTCTGCAGAGTAGTTCTCGCATTTCTCGGTTATTGTGGACTGCTTCTGGTCCTTCTTTGTGATGATTCCGACACAGATCCACCTTGAGTCCATCTGCCTCAGATAGTTCACGCTGGCCGGATCCGAACATGATGTGATGTTCTTCTGTGTATTGCTTGGAAGAATCGCCATAGAGTATCGAACAGAGATAGCAGACTCCCTTTCTACTCTTGAGGATGCTCTTTTTATGTAATTTCCTTTTTTTCTTACTGACTAA